GTTGTGAATGGCGGATCTGGATATTCCGGCGCACCGACTGTTACAATTATTGGGGATGGCTCTGGTGCTACGGCCACAGCCACGGTCAGTCCGCCTCCTGCAAGTTTAAGGCTTATAGTAAATGCAGAAAACAGGCTGTTTGGTGTTGGATCTGGAACAAACAGAAACACGCTTTATGCGTCTGATCTTCTTGACCCTTCCGTATGGGACTTGACAAACAGCATCGTTGTCAACGGAGATGACGGAGATCAAATCACGGCAGTTGTTCCTTACTATAAGAACAGGCTGATCGTATTTAAGAAACGCAGAGTTTTTCAGGTTGACATCCCAAATGATGCAACTTCTGGTGCAGATTGGGTTGTTTCAATTATTTCAAACAATACTGGATGCGTGGCAACCGGAACTGCTGTTCAGGTAAGCAGCGATATTCTATTCTTATCCGACAACGGAATCAGATCGCTAGTTCGTTCTGCTGCGGATGATTTTAGCTCTGTAGGAATACCTATTTCAGAGATTGTCAAGGATGTAATCCAAAGCATCAATACGGATTCAATAAGAGTAGCTACTGCAATCTACTACGATAACCGCTATTTCTTGGCCATTCCAACAGGATCAAATGATTACAATGATACGCTATTGGTTTACAACACGGCGTTAAACGCATTTGAGGGAACATGGAGTCCGCAGGTAATGCAGTTCACGCTTACCAACTTCAATCAAGAAGGCTCTAGGGCAATGTTCAAGAAGACCAATGGGATCATTGAGAAGTATGCTGGCTATAAGTCTCCGGCGGGAACTACATCTTCAGACTATCAAGATGCTGGAACTGATTATAGTTCTTATGTCCGCACCAAAGACTTTAACTTTGGCGATCCATTCTCGTTGAAGTACGGAAGCCATTTTGAAGTCATATTTGACAATTCATTCTCAACTGATGCGACCATTACAATCCAGCGCGATGTTGACGTTGGCGACATTGACGTTGCCTCCAACATCAACATTGCAAGCTCAGTTCTCACACTTCCATTTACGCTACCAGCCGTACTTCCAACATCCGTTAAGAAGAAACTAGCAAGCGATCTACGCAAGTACGAGAAGTGGCGGTTGTTAAACATCAAGATTTCCACACCAGCGAACAAGATGGCTATTCGTCAAATTATGGCGGCAGCCAATCCAGATACTATTGAGATTCAAAAGACAATATGACGGCTATTGAATATATTGAAGAAAGTGGCGTGCCGGAGGCTATGTGGCCTAATCTAGCCGATTGGTTTGGATGGTTTGAGAAGCAAGGCATGGTAGGCATTGTAGAGGATAAGGACGGCATAGCTGGAGTGGCTTTGGCTAGGTGTATAAAGGATGGACAAAAGCCTGATCATTATGTGCATAGCGAAGATGGGGAGAATGTATTTGTTGATTTGACTATATCCTCAAAAGGTGCTAAATCCTTGAGATGCTTGCTGTTGCTCCTTTGGGAGCGTTTTGGTCCCCGCAAGCGGATCACATTTAATCGTTCTGGTAAACCAAGGAGTTACGACTATATGACATTTATGCGAAAGGCTAGGGTTTAGTATGGGTGGAGGACCTTCAATTCCTGCACCGCCGCCCCCGCCCGATCCAGCGGCGGTTGCGCAAGCCAATGCAGAAGCATACAAGAAGAATATTGAGACTTATCTTGAGAAGGCTCCAGAGATGGCACAGCTTGAGAATAAGCTTCGCATTCAATATATGCCTCAACAGCGTTCTCTGGAACGCCAGCTATCGGCTCTAGACCAACAGGCAGGCGTGCAGGCTGGTATGCAATTGGAACGTCAATATGGTCCGCAACGCACTTTAGAATCGCTCCGCAGGCAGTATGAGACTAGCCCCCAGGCGTATGCATTGAATCGTGGATTAGGCGATCAGATGACACGCCAGTTTGAGCGTCTTTATGGAACTAGCCCATACGGATCGGTTGAGCAGAATGTGGCAATGAATCGCCAGCCTGGACCATTTGATTTTTATGGCACGATTGGAACGAATATTAACAATCCAGACCTAAAGGCATAGTATGGCAGTATTATCTAAAGAAGAATTTTACAATCAGAAGTATGCTCCAACAGCAAATTGGAATCAGTTGTTTTATACCAATCCTGGTCATTTTCAATCAGCAAACGCTCCGGCAGACTATAAAAGTTTTCTAGCTGGAAAGTCTACATACAATGGTGGATGGTCTAGCGGTCCAAGAACATACGCTGCTGATGCGGTTGATAAAAACGCAATGCTTCGTGACTTTGATAATGCTTATCAAGACTACAAAGATACCGCGCGAGACGAAGAACAAAAACAAAGCTTGGCTCAAATTCAGGGACAAGAAAACACATACAACTCTCTCGCATCACAAATAGCAGCGTTATCTGGTGGTGGAGCTATGGGAGCAGGTGCAGCACAAGGTTCGGCTGGTTCGCAATTCAATCAGGCATTGGCTCAACTTTCCGCTGGCCGTAATTACGGATCGTCTGACCTTGGCACGATGTTAAACTTTCAGGTATCCGACAAGCAGATCGTTGACGACTACAACAACTCCAAGCTTTCCAGCCTAAATAGCGTGATTGATAGAGGCAATGCTCAGATTGCCGGAATCAATGAGAGGCTTAAAACAGCTAATGACCTTCTGGCTGGATTGCCAGCGGGCGACGCAAGGCGTACTTCTTCCGAAGTATTTGTTAAGCAACTTGGTGATGACCTAAAAAGCGTAACCAGTGCAGTTGCCGAAGCGCAAGATATGCAGAAGAACTTTAAGCCTATCTCGATTGATAGTCCTGAAGGCTTAAAGGAAATAACATCATTCCGCAGTTTTGCACAGCTCCCCGAAGAACGCGCTGCCCAACAGCTTTATCAGATTGATCCAGAGTCATACAAGACAGCAGTTGGTCTTGGACAGCAATATCGCCAGATGGCTACTCAGCCAATCGGACCCACAACCACGCCAGAGACTGAGCAAATCCGCAAGACCATTGAGGACGAGGCTCTTAATCAGCTTCGCCTTGGATCGACCATTGGTGCGGAAGAACGGCGTGGATACGAGCAAGCCGCCAGAGCCGCACAAACTGCGCGTGGCAATATCTTTGGAATTGGACCAGCAGTACAAGAGGCAGCACAGATTGGCGCAGCTGGAGAAGCCCGCAAGCTGGCACGATATGGTGCGGCACAAAGCTTCCTTGGGTCTGGATTGTCAACTGGTGATGCGCTCAAAGCTGACTTGGCGTTCCGTGACGCATTGCGTCAAAACAGACTAGGTGCAGCTTCTAACTTCATTGGCGGGGGACCTTCAATTGGAAACTTGTCGCAGGCTAGAACAGCCCAACAACAGGGCGCGTTCCAGAACTACATCCAAGCCAATCAAGCTCTCCCCGGCGGGTTTAACCAACAGCCTTCTACAGCGGCTAACTTCTATCAGACAACTGATCCAAATATTCCTGTTGCTCTTACCAATGCGTTTAACGATCTGTACAGATCGCAGTCCAATTACCAAGCCAGCACTTATGGCGCGCAGGTTGGTGCTATCGCAAGCCAGCCAAGCGGAGCGCAACAGTTTGGAGCAATTGCGTCTGGCATTGGTTCGCTTATACCGAATATAGCAATTTAAGGAGATTTATGGGTAAAATCACAATGGATTTGGCGGCAATGTTTCCTCAAACTTTTGGAGATAAAGATGCATTGCGTAGGGCTGCATTAAGCGAACAACTTCAAAATGCACAGTTAAATGCATACACACAAAATCAGCAGGAAAAAGAGGTAATAAGATCAAATCAAATATTGCCATTTGAGGACTTTAAGATTGATGTAAATGGAGAGCAGATTCCATTTAAGGCACTTCCTCCAGAGCAGAAGGCTCAGTGGGCAAAGCAACGCCAAGTTGATTGGGAGCTAGAGCAATCAAGAAAGTTTACAAAGCACCAAGCAGATATGGCGAAGGCTGAAGTTGAGCTTGAAACAAACCTTCAAAAGAAGAGGGATATTCAAGCCTCTCAAGCTGGTGGCAATGTAAAGCCTGGTCCAGATTTCTTCCCTGGTGAAATGTTTGGGAAGTCATACGCAAAACAACTAAAAGACATCGAACAAGAAATAGGTAAAACTGAACAAAAGCGTAATGTTGCTGGGATTCAAATGCAGGCATTAAAAGATACTCAAATGCCGCAAAGTTACGGAATGCCTTCAGTTACAAGGCCTGCCACACAGCAACCAACAGCCCAACCATCCGCACAGCCACAAGCACAGCCACAAACACAGCAAGCAGTTCCTACCTATAAATCAAGAGACGAGGCAATTCAAGGCGGGGCAAAAGCTGG